CGACTTTCTTGAAGAGGACTACTTCAAACATGACTTTGCAAACCTTGTAAATATTCACCAAGAAAACGATGGTCAAGTATATGGAATGGCAGACATGCATGATGTTCGTACAACTTTGGGTCGTCGTGGTATAAATCCTGCTGAAATTTTATCTGAAACAATTATAAATAAATGTAAGAACGCTGAATTTTGGCGTACAATGAATGAAGAAATTCCTCAAGAAGAATTTCTTCCAGATAATGAACTCCCCATAACACAAGAAAATCCTTCATTTATAATAGGAGCTTAAAAATGCTTGAACAACAACTAACACCACAGCAAAGAGTAGATGGAACAGTACGAGCAGCACGTGACAGCGTTTGGGTTGTTACAAATGAACTTCAAAAGAAAGCTGACACAGGAGTGCTTTCAGAAGAAGGTCGCGGAAATATTGAACGCAACGTTGCTCATTTAGAAATCGTTATGTCAGATCCACAAGTTGTTGAACTTGGGGGCGATCTATCCGATCTTACAGCAGCAATTACTAATGGAAAGGCAGCGTTGGCTTAATATGCAAAAAATTCTTATTATGGGTCTTCCTGGGGCAGGAAAGACATACTTTGCAGAAAGATTAAAAATTTACCTTGAGAAGCACGGAAAAAGGGATCTATCATCTGCACCTGATACACCCTTTCAAAACCTAAACGCTCGAGTAAAGTGGTTTAATGCTGACGAAGTACGAAGAAAGTATAATGATTGGGATTTCACCACTGAAGGAAGAATTCGTCAATCTATTCGAATGCTTGAATTCGCTCTTTCTTGTAATGAAGAATATGTAATTTGCGATTTTGTAGCGCCTCTTGTAGAGATGCGAAACAACTTTAAAGCAGATTGGACAATCTGGATGGATACCATTGCAGAAGGTAGATTTGATGACACAAATAAGGCATTTATACCACCAGAACAGTATGATTTTCGTATAACAGAACAAAATGCTGAAGCATGGGTTCCTTATGTGGGTGAAAGAATTGTGCAAAATCTTCGTCGTCCAAGATTTGATTGGCAAAAAGAAAGCGTTCAAATGTTGGGCCGATGGCAACCTTGGCATGCAGGTCATCGTGCACTATTCGAAAGAGCTCTTGCTAAAACGGGTCAAGTTTGTATTATGATTCGTGATTGTCAGGGGTGGAATGATAGTAATCCCTTTGCAATTCAGCAAGTTAAAAACTTTATTCGCAGAGATCTAGACCCTCATTATCAAGGTCAGTATGAGATTATTGCAGTCCCCAACATTGTAAATATAACGTATGGTCGAGATGTGGGATATAAGATAGAGCAAGAAGTTTTTGATGATAATATACACTCAATTAGTGCCACAAAAATACGTAAAACAATGGGCCTGAAGTAGTAACTTACAGTCCTTATAAATATTCAGAAACTTATAGGGACTGTTATGGCTTCTGTATCATCTAGACAAGAATTAATAGATTATTGCTTGCGTCGACTAGGTCACCCCGTTATTGAAATTAACGTTGATGATGACCAGATAGAAGATAGAATAGATGATGCTTTACAATTCTATCGAGAATATCACTTCGATGCTGTGGAAGAAGTTTATCTGAAGGCACAGATTACTTCCTCAAACTTAATTTTAACTACCAATACTGCAAATGCATTTGTCGGTGGTGAAAAAATTACGGGTCAAACTTCTGGTGTTTTAACAACAGTTGTCTCTACACCTCTCTCAGGAAACTTAATTCAAGTTTACAAGACAACTCAAGACGTAGATTTCACAGCAGGAGAAACAGTAATTGCTGATTCTGGTGCAACAGGTGTTGTCACTTCCTTTTCAAAGGGTACATACGATAATCGTTACTTCCCTATTTCTGATGCAGTGTATGGAATCAAGAAAGTTTTACCTTTCTATAACCGAACATCAGGCATAAACTTATTTGATATTCGGTATCAAATGTTGGTTCAAGATTTGTATAATCTTATGTCAGTAGACATGATTCATTATACAATGATTCAGAATCACCTTCAAATGATTAATATGCTTCTTGTTGGAGAAAAACCTTTCCGCTATAATCGACATATGAATAAATTGTTTGTTGATATGGATTGGGAAAAAGACGCAGGATTGGGTGATTACTTAATTGTTAATGCCTTTAGAATTCTAGATCCAAGCACGTATACTGATGTTTATAATGATATGTTCCTTAAAAGATATGCAACAGCTCTTTTGAAACGACAGTGGGGAGAGAACCTAAAGAAATTTGAAGGTGTTCAGTTACCCGGCGGTGTCACTTTGAATGGACAAAAAATCTTCGAAGAGGCTTTAGAAGAGATACAAAAAATTGAAGATGAAGTTCAGTCAAGATTTGAATTGCCTACTGACTTTTTTGTTGGTTAATCATCATTCCTGACAAAGCAATTGTACACCCATGTCAATTAAATAACAATACACAAGATAAGTAATGCCAACAAATTTCTATTTTCAAAGTGGAATACCGATGGGGAAGCGATCAGAGTCGCTTCTTCATGAAGATCTTATTATTGAATGTTTAAAAATTTATGGATTTGATTGTTATTATATTCCGCGTGTTGCTGTTAACCGTGATTTAATTTTAAATGAAGACCCCACAAATAAGTATGAAGATGCGTTTCCATTAGAAGCTTATTTGGAGAATACTACAGGGTTTGGAGGTACAGATCTTTTAAGTAAGTTCGGTGTAGAAATACAAGATACCGCTACTTTTATTATAGCTCGTAGAAGATGGGAACAATCAGTCGGTAGGAAGAAAGCTAGTGTTTTAGTGAATCGACCTGCAGAGGGGGATTTATTATATTTTCCTGTGACGAAATCATTTTTCGAAATTAAATATGTTGAAGTAAAAGATCCATTCTTTCAGGTGGGTAAACTTTATGTTTATAAACTTGAGTGTGAACTATTTCAATATAGTCATGAAAATATTAACACTGAAATTCGAGAGATTGATGAAATCGAAGATAAGATTAATCAGGGGGTCGATGTTTTTGCATTAGAATTAGAAGATAGCACACCTTTTCTTTTGGAAACAGACAGACCATCTGAGCTTCTCATTGAAACATTTGACATAAACACTACCGACAAAAATGCTCAAAATGATGATTTTGATACTAACATATCTGATATTCTTGATTTTACAGAGCGCAACCCTTTTGGTGAGGTATATACACGATAATGTTAAGCACCGGACGCTTTTATTGGGGTACAATTCGTAAATGCATCATTGCATTTGGAAATCTTTTCAATAACGTTGAAATAGAACGTCTAAATGCTAATGGATCAATTAACAAATCGATTCGTGTTCCACTTGCATACGCCCCGAGACAAAAATTTCTTGCAAGAATAGATCAATTACCTAACGCAGAAGAGAGAAATGTTCAAATTGTTCTGCCTCGTATGTCTTTTGAATTAGTAAAAATAACATATGATTCAACAAGAAAGATATCTGCGGTTCAACAAAATAGGTATGTGAATTCAACAAACAACACACTTACAACACAATACGCTCCTGTTCCTTATAATATTTTAATAAATCTTTATATCTACGCAAAAAATTCTGATGATGCATTACAAGTAATAGAACAAATTCTTCCTTATTTTAATCCAGACTTTAATTTAACCATTAAAGCAGTGCCCGAATTAAACATTAAGCATGATATTCCAATAATCCTTGATAATATAGAATTTTCTGATAGTTATGATGGAGAGTTTACAGAACGTAGAGCGATTATTTGGACCTTATCATTTACAATGAAAGTTAACTTCTATGGGCCCTCTTCCAAGCAGGGTGTTATTAGAACAGCTAAAGTTAATACGTATTCTGATCCTGAATTAAGCAATCTAATGTTTAACTATTCTGTAACAACTACAGCAAATGTTTACCCCGGCAATACGATTGTTTTTGTAGAGACATTTGAGGGATTAGATGACTGATAAACTAAATGAGGTATTTAATATAGAACCTCGTGAATCACAAAGAGTTTTGCGAGAAGTTCAACATGATGACGATTATGAACTTGCTCGTGATACCTTGCGAGAGGTTATAACACAAGGTAGGAATGCTTTGGATGATGTTATTTCTTTGGCTAGAAGTTCAGAGCATCCTCGTAGTTATGAGGTTGCAGGACAGATTATGAAAACAATGTCAGATGTCGCTAAAGATCTTTTGACATTGAAAAAGCAAAAATTTGAATTAGATAACCCAAAAGAATCTCCTGTTGCTGCAGCTCAAATAGCACAACAAAACAACATTGTCTTTGCAGGATCAACGGAGGACTTGTTGCGAATGATAAAGCAACAAGACACTAAGACAATTGATTCAGAATAAATTAAAGAATAGTTATAATGGAAATACTCGCCTTAAGCAAGTCGGGTATCCTATTCAGTTTTCTCAAGATCAAGTAAAAGAACTTGTCGCGTGCGCGCGCGATCCCATTTATTTTATTCAAAAGTATTGTAAAATAGTTTCGCTTGACTTGGGCCTTGTTGACTTTGATCTTTATGATTATCAGAAAAAATTTATCGATATTATTGAAAATAATAGAAAAGTTATAAGTATGCAGCCGCGACAGATGGGCAAGTCACAAGTTGTCGCTGCTTATTGTTTGTGGTATACTCTTTTTCAAGCAAATAAAACAGTTGCTATTTTAGCTAATAAAGCTAACGCAGCGCGAGAGATAATGTTTCGTTATCAGTTGATGTATGAGCACCTTCCTTTATTCCTTCAGCAAGGTATTCGCACCTGGAATAAAGGGGATATTGAATTGGAAAACGGATCGATTGTTTTTACTGCGGCGACAAGTAAGTCGGGTGTTCGTGGTCGTTCTGTTAACTTGCTTTACGTTGACGAAACAGCTATTATTCCAAATAACATCGCTGAAGAATTTTTCACTGCTGTTTATCCCGTGGTTTCGGCAGGTTCAACAACCAAGATTATATTAACGTCTACACCTTTGGGTTATAACCACTTTTGGAAGTTTTGGAATGATGCTGAACAAGGAACAAATGGTTTTGTTTCTTATCGTGTAAAATACAACGAACATCCAAATCGAGATGAAAAGTGGGCAGAAGAGCAGCGTAAACTTCTTGGCGATCTGAAGTTCAATCAAGAGGTGCTTTGCTCATTTATCGGATCTTCTGCTTCTCTTATTTCAGGAGATGTTATTGCATCTCTTTCTGCAACACCTTACGTATTTACAACTGAAGATGGGTTGGATATTCTTGAAGAACCACAAAAAGATCGTCAATATGTTGTAGTTGTAGATACTTCGCGAGGTGTAGGCGGAGATTATTCAGCATTTACATTAACTGATGTTACGTCTGTTCCGTACAAGGTCGTGGGTAAATATAGAAACAATAAAATTAGTCCCTTATTGTACCCTGACATAATACATAAGGTTGCAAAGGACTTTAACAATGCTTATGTTTTAGTTGAGATTAATGATATTGGACAACAGATAGCTGATATTTTACATTCAGATTTAGAATACGAAAACATTTTCAGAGTAGGATCAAGCACAAAAAGCGGTCAGTTTCTTACAAGCGGATTTAAAGGATCTGCATTGATGGGCGTTAGAACAACCAAACAGGTCAAAAGAATTGGTTGTTCAAATTTAAAAACACTCATCGAAACAAAAAAGTTACTGATCTTCGATAAGGATATAATATCTGAATTGTCAACTTTCATCGAAGTACGCGGCGGCGTTTATGGTGCGGATGAAGGTTATCATGATGATTTAGTTATGACACTTGTTCTATTAGCATGGGCAAGTAAAGATCCTTATTTTAAAGAATTGACTAACGTCAATCTTCGAAATGCATTGTTTGAAAATCAA